AGTTATAGTTCAGGATACATACCCACCGACAAGTACTTCAACTGTTCAACCGCCAAGTGTTGGAGCGTTTAAGAAACTATACGATGCTGCAGTAGGAGTAGGAATCGCGATTCCTCCTGGTTCGAAAATGTTGTTCTATCAGGCATCTGCACCAACTGGTTGGACAAAATTGACTACAGATAATAACAAAACATTACGTGTTGTTTCTGGTTCTGGTGGTGGTTCTGGTGGTACTAATACTTTCACTAGTGCATTTAGCGAGAGGTCTGTTCCAGTACCTACTCATAAACATAATGCTAGTGCCGAAATACAATCCGCCAATCATAGTCACGGTGGGTCAACTAATAGTGCTAATGCAAATCATAGTCACGGTGGGTCAGCTAATAGTGCAAATGCATCTCATAGCCATGGTATCAACGCTGGAGGAGCAAGTGGAAGTTTCGTCACAAATGTTTCGGTGAGTAATGCACCAACGGCTTCAGGTAGTGGTGCAGGGAGAATAGAAAACTTCAATGCAAGTAAAGGTAACGTAAGTTATACTGCACAAAATGTAAAAACAGGTAATGCTACGCATAGTCATAGCATTAACACGAATGCTGCAAACGCAGCTCACAGTCACAATCTTAGTATCAATGCACAAACTGAAAACCATAACCATGAAATTACTGTTGATTCTGTAGGAAATGTAAACAACATGAACTTCGATGTTCAGTACATCGATGTTATCATCTGCAGAAAGGACTAAATACTCTTATTCACCCGCTATCATAGGGGGGTTAAGTGGTGTTATTTGAGCAACATTAATTCCCTGTTGGATGGCATGAGCATAAAGTTGTTGGTTCTGATGATTTGCATCTACTACTTCGTTTCTGAAACTTTCTATAGCGGCTCCAGTTTGATTTGACTTTTGTGCAATCTCGACTGTCATCATAGGCATCCACGATACCGCACAACGCCAATCATCAATCTCTTCCCCAGTATTAGGATTTGTTCCTCTTACACATGTATACCAGGCACATTTATGTTCAACACATTTCTTTTGAATTAATGGACAGAATTCTCCCTTTTTCATGATATATCATCATACCTGAAAAATATTTATATGTACTGGTATAAATAAAAACAACGGATAAAACATTATAGATAATGTCTTTACTTAGGGCCGACAAGATAACCAATAGGTTCAATAACAGTGGTCCTATTATTGTAGGTCCTTCTACTGTAACTGGGAACTTCGCTGTTGCGGGAATACTTACTACTTTAGATATAGTAACCAATAACATTAATGTTGGTGGTGCTCTTACTACAAAATACCTAACATCAACAAACGCAACTTCATTATTCAATACATCTCTTACTGGTATCACCACTGCCGGTATTATCACTAGTGCAACTTATTTTGGTGATGGAGTAAATCTAACAGGTATTGTAACTGAGGTTCAATCTGGTAGTGGTATTTTAGTTACACCACCGTCCGGTAAAGGAAAGGTAACAGTCTCTGTAACATCTGCTCCTTTAGCAGATTATGCAGATAATGCTGGTATAGCAACAGATATTAAAGGTGGTGCAGCTGGAGCAGTTTTATATCAAGCTGGATTAAATGATACTGGATTTACTGCTGTTGGAAATAATTTACAAATCCTTCAATCTACTGGAAACGGATCTCCAATCTGGGTTGACCCGGTTGCTACTGTAGTATCTTTTGCTTCTAGTTCAGGTATTACCTCAAACTTATCTGGAGGTTCTGCTGGTAGAATTCCGATACAGACTGCTCCTGACACGACTACATTTTTACCAATTGGTCCTGCAGGAAAACTTCTTTTAGGTCAAGGTACTAATTTACCAATTTGGATTGACCCTAAAGCAACTCTGGATGTAAGATATGCAAGATTATCTGGTATATCCACTAGTGTTATTGGTGGTATTGCCTCAGTTACACAACTAAATGTCAGTGGTATTACTAGTACTCAGACATTAGAAGTTGCTGGTTTAGGATCGATCTCACAACTAAATGTATCAGGCACTGCTAATATTGGTGATGCAAATGTAACTGGCACTACCACATTAGCTACACTTGGAGTTACTGGTCTTACTACCACAAATGACTTGGTTGTATCTGGAATAACATCTCTTAGTGAAACATTATTTGTTTCTGGTATTACTACACTCGCGTCTGATGGTGGTATTACTACAACAGGTGGAGATCTTTATGTTGGTGGAGATCTTCAAGTTGATCAAATTGATAGTAATAACCTGAATATTACTGGTATTGCAACAATCAACCAGTTAGGTGTCACTGGTCTTGCGACAACAAAGGACTTACTTGTAACTGGTATTTCAACTTTTGCTGGTTTCTCGACATTTATAAGTGGTGTTTATGTAAGTGGTATTGCATCAGTAGGTGCAGCAATTACAATGTATCCAACAACGGGTATTGTAAGTGCAACATCATTTTATGGTGACGGCGCTAACCTTACTAATGTTGTTGGTTTAGTATCTGTCACAAATCAAATTTACGTTACACCTGATGGTGATGATGAAAATGATGGTTATTTGTTATCTACCGCAAAGAGGACAGTCGGTTCCGCTGTTACTATCGCACAAGCATCCACAGTCATTAGAATTTCTGCTGGTAATTATCAAGAGAATAATCCAATTATTCTTCCTGAACAAGTCACACTTCTTGGTGATAGTTTAAGGGAAGTTTCAATTATTCCACAAAACCGTGATAAGGATTTAATTTATGTTGCAAATGGAAGTTATGTAGAAAACATGACTTTCACTGGAACATTGGATGAAGGTAAAGCAATTATTGCATTCAACCCAGAGAAACCATCATATGTAACACAGGGTCCGTATATTAGAAATTGTACAAACTTCATTTCCAATAGTATTGGTATGAAGATCGATGGTAATCATGTTCTCGGTCCTACCAGAGCAATGAATGTTGATAGTTACACTCAACTTAATCAAGGTGGTATTGGTGTTTCTGTCTCTAATGAGGGTTATGCACAATTAGTTTCTATCTTCACCATTTATAATGATCAAAGTATTGTTTGTATCAATGGTGGACAATGTGATCTTACAAACTCCAACTCTTCATTTGGTAGATTAGGTTTAGTTGCTGATGGTATAGGACCCCAAAACTTCATTGGTACTGTGAGTGAGTTTGTATCTGCAGATACAAATCAATTTCCAATTAACCTCGGTGTTGATAGTATCAATGTTACAAATGCAACATACGATAATGTAACTGGTCTCACTACAATTACAACGGCAACCGATCATGGTTTCAATGTTGGTATGTCAGTCTCAATGAGAAACTTGAAGTTCTCTTGTGATTCTAAAGATGTTGTGAGAGAAGTTTCAGTCGCACAACAAATTCCATTCAATGTATCTAATGCAGATTACACTGAATCAACCGGTATAATGACTGTTACTACCGGTACGAATCATAACTTTAATAGAAGATCTACAATTGACTTAAGTCAATTAGTATTCCAGTGTAATTCTGGTGGTGGACTATCTACTGCATTTTTTCCACCTGGTGGTGGTGATGGTAATGGTCCTACAACAAGCAGATTTATTGTTGACGAAATTCCAGCAAACAATCAATTTGTTGTTGATGTAGGAATTTCGACAATTACACACTCATATGTTGAGGGTGGTACTTCAACACTAAGACCTTCACTGTTCGGTGTTTCTACAGCAACATATACCGCATCAACCGGTATCATGACTGTCACTACGAACTCTGATCATAATCTGACTTATAAGTCTGCAGTTAATCTTAATAACCTAGTATTCAGATGTAATTCTGGTGGTGGATTCTCTACAGCGTTATTCCCACCTGCAGCTGGTGATGGTAATGGAGCAACTACTTCAAGATTCAGTGTTCAAGAAATTCCTGACGATAACGTATTCGTAGTTAATGTTGGTATTTCTACAATTGATCATGAATTTGTTGAGGGCGGAACTGCAACTAACACTCCATATTACGGTGTTACCAATGCGATATATAATTCTACAACTGGTATCATGACAGTTTCTACAGATGTAGAACATAATATTGTTACTGGTATCAGTGTTACGATGACCAATTTAGTATTCCAGTGTAATTCTGGTGGTGGATTCTCTACAGCATTCTTCCCACCTGCAGCTGGTGATGGTAATGGTTTACCTAATCATGTATTTGATGTTATCAGTGTGGGACCAAAAGACATTACAGTTAATGTTGGTCCTTCAACAATTTCTCACACATATATTGATAGTGGTCAAGTAGCAATTAGTACTATTGCATCATTCCCTAACGGATCATTTGGAAATATCTTCACAGTAACTGATATTGCGTCACCAACAGAATTTAATTCTTATGTTGGTGTTTCTACTTACCCTTCACTTTACCACTCTGGTGGTCAAGTAGAGACTTTTATCACTAGACCCTTTGATGGTCAGGTTGTATATTTGGATTCTATTTACAATAGTATTAAAGATGTAACTATTACTAATGGTGGTAGTGGATATACAACTCCACCTAAGGTAACTTTCTCAAATCCTTCAGAATCTTGGGGTATCAAGGCAACAGCTGTTGCAATATTGACAGGTGATAAAGTTACTGACATAGATATGATTTCTAATGGTAGAGGCTATACTGGAACTCCAACTGTAACCTTTGAAGGAAGTGCTACAGGTGACCCTGAAATATTACCTACATACTATGTGGTTAGTAGTTCAACTCCTATAGTTAGTGGTATTACTACAGTTACATTTACTGACAATGTGCCCTATGCGGTTGGTGTAGGAACAACAGTTCCATTCTTCAAACAAAGTAGAGTACTTGCTTCATCACAAGCATTTGAATATATTGGTTCTGGAAATACAGCACTTACTGCTCTTCCTCAAAGAGGTGGTATAGCTATACCAGAAAATGAAATTGTAAATAAAAATGGAGGTCTGGTTATTTTTACTTCTACTGATCAGGCAGGTAACTTTAAAATTGGTGAAGGAGTTATCATTAATCAATTAGAAGGTTCTATTACTGGTGATGCTTACAATAGAAGTTTATTTGCCAGTATTACACCTTACATTCTCGCACTAGGAGGAGATTAATAAAATGGCGTTAGCCCTCAATAATTACGAAACAGTCACAGGTATTGTTACTACTGGACCAGTAAATATCTATACTGCCCCAGTTGGATATAGTGCTATTATTCTTTTAGCACAAACTGCAAATGTTGGTAATAATACACAAACTATTACATTTGCTCACGAAAGAAATGTAACAGGTATTGCTGTAACTACTGAATTACTACAAAATTTTCCAGTACCCGCAAATGATTCCGCAAGTCTTATTGTTGGTAAACTTGTCCTTGAGACTGGGGATTCTCTTGTAGTATCTTCAAGTAATGATACTGACTTGAAATTTATCTCATCTATACTAGAGACACTTAATCAATAATAAAGATGCCAAATTACACAAGTAATGATAGATTAAGATTAAAAGTTGGTGTATCTTCTTATAGTGAAAATCTCAATTCACTAGAAGTAATTGGTCGTGTTGATGCAACTACATATTTTGGTTCTGGTGTAGGACTAACTGGAATTATTAGTGCTACAAACGCAACTAATATTTACGGTGGTGGGACAGGACAACTATTATATCAAGCACAACCAGGTCTAACTTCCGCATTTGATAATGGATCTACTGGTCTTGTGCTTAAATCAAGAGGTCCAGGACAACCTCCAGAATGGGCTCCCAATACACCACAGGGTTCTATTGATGGTCTTCTCATATTTAACGAGGGTAATAATGTTGGTCCTGGCACATCATTTAATGGACTTGATTTTAGGGGATTGCAGATTGAAGCCACTGGTACTTCTGCCGGTGGTATCTCCACTATTATAGTTTCTCAACAACCTTATGTAGATTTATCTGGTATTTCTACGAGTGTTATTGGTGGTATCGGTTCATTGACACAACTAACTGTTAGTGGTGTTTCGACATTTAGTGTTATTAATGCAGAATCGATTGGCATTACTACTATAAATTTACCTAATATTATAGGTGGGACCGCAACTTTTTCTGGTGATGTCTCTATTGGAGGAACATTAACTTATGAAGATGTCACTAATATTGACTCTATTGGTTTTATAACTGCAAGAACTGGTCTAAATGTTGGATATGGTCCTGGTATTGGAATCACTCTTTTACCGTCAGGAAATGGTAGTTTTGCTGGTATTATTACCGCACAGAATATTAACGTAATTGAAGAAGTTACAGCTTCCAATTTTAATTCAACATCTGACAAGAAACTTAAAAACAATATCGAATTGATTTCAAACCCGATAGAAAAAGTTCTTAAAATAAATGGAGTGTCATTCAATTGGATCGAGAATAATAAACCATCTGTTGGTGTAATTGCAGATAATATTGAAGGAGTATTCCCAGAATTGGTAAACAATACTGACCCCAAAACAGTTAATTATAATGGATTAATTGGTCTTTTGATTGAAGTAGTTAAAGAACAACAAAATCAGATTAACTATATAAATGAGAAATTGTCAAAGATATAATAATTGTCTAAATAATTGTAATAAAACTGCCTAGTGTATACGAGGACGGTAGATGGCAATCAAGATCCAAGGAAATACTATCATTGATGATAGTAGAGTATTAATTAACACTGGCAATATTGGAGTAGGTACAACAAATCCAACAGCTGCAGTTGACGCGAACAACACCACAATAGTCAATGCTGGTATTGTAACTGCAAACTTTTTGTATGGTGACGGTTCCAATATAACTGGTCTTACTGCTGGTGATGTAGGTGCTATCGCCGGTATTACTATAAGAGAAGAAGGATCTATAGTAGGTTCTGCGGGTAGCGTTCAAGATATTAGTTTTGTTGGTTCTAATTTAACGGCAACTTCTGGTGCTGGATCGTCTTTAGCTACAGTTACCTTAACTGATAATCCTACTTTCGATGGAGTAACAGTAACGGGTGTTGTAACAGCAGCATCATTTGTTGGTAATGGTTCTAATTTAACTGGTATTAATTCATTTGCAGCAGAACTTAGACAAGACGTAGACGGAAATCTATTTGCCGGTGATTCCACGACTGGTGGTGGGTATGATCCGGTAACAGGAACTGCCTGCTTTAATATCTTTATGGGATGTAATGCTGGTAATAGCATTACTGAAGGTGATTTTAATTTCTTTGCTGGTCTCTGTGCAGGAT